TTGTGACTCTCTCAACTGAGCAGACCTAGAGGCACCTTCGGGTGCTACAGCATACCCCTTTACAGCAGACTCTAGACCGGGTATACCTTCTTCGACAGTACTGCCAGGTACATTCCCTGCGGTAGTTGCGTTCGGTTCTAGAGGAGGTACGAACCTCACAACACCCTTTACATTTACGTTACCAGTGAAGCCTTCCTTACGAGCAGCAGTAACTGCATCCCATGAATCGAAGCTAGTCGACTGATCAGAAGCTATAATATCAGCATCAATAGCACTCTGGTTAACAACGTTACCACCATCAAGGTCAGAAGCAGTAGAAGCAGGGCCAGAGGTAGTAGGATCACTAGTATAGAAACTCCCAATGATTGAGTTTTCCATCATATTACCGTCTGTAGCAGCTATACGACCGAAGCCCATCTTTGCTAATACGCCTATACCTTTATTCTTAGTTTCTGGACGGCGCAGCATAGCCAAGGCGTCATTTACAGTAGCCTTCTGCTCAGCTGGAAGATTATCTGTAGCTAGTCGGGCCTCAACTTCAATAGCATCCTGCCAGAATGCAACCTGAGCATTCTTGTCTGTAATACTAGAAGGAGCACTTATCTGTACAAACAACTCCTCAGTAGCCTTTAGGTTCTTTAGAACCATAAGACCCTTAACGGTTGAGTCTACATCACCTAGGTTATTATCACCATTCATAATAGTTTCTAAGAACTCTTTAGCTTCTTTCTCACCCTTACCTTTAACAGTACCAAGATACTTAAAGTACTTAGGCATATCCTCTAGTTTAATGGTATTACTCTTCTTAGCCTGTGCTTTCATAAAGCTCATGATAGTAGCTTGAGCAGCGGGGCTTTTAGCTGCGGCTTTGAAGAAGTCAGAACTCTGCTCGTCTTCACCCATTTCAGCTAGTAGAGCACTAAACTCATTACCACCAACCTGCATAGCCTTAACACTCATAGTCATCTCGTCATCACCACCACTAGGCGTCTCACCACCCAGACTATCAATCATATTAGTAGGCATCAGTTTCAAAAGCATCTCGGTACGGTTAAGTCTTGACGCATCCACTGCACGGACTTCAGCACTCTGTAGAAGACCAAGTCTCTTTCTCTCTTGCTCTACTTGATCGTCCCACTCCTCGATTCTCCTGTCAAAGTTAGCCTTAGCTGCGTCATCACCGATTCTATCACGTTCCTTTTGGCGTAGACCCTCAGCAACAGCACGGGCTTCAGCACTATCTTTACGTAAGCTATCAGCTGTGTAAATCTTAGTCTGCGCGTTAAACTCAGCAACCGACTGAGTAAAGATACGGTCAGCATTCTTCTGAGAAGACTCAACTGATCCTTTGCTAACTTCGAACTTCCTGACTTCCAACTCCCAAGCCTTTAGGTCCTTCTCATCTCCAGCTTTGTCGCGACTAGCTCTATGGGCCAGTTCCGCTGCAAGGTTTTCTGCAGTCAGCTTAGCTGTTTCCTCGTAACGAGTTTGCTCTAAAGCTAGAGCAGCATCAGACCTTGCCTCAGTTAAGTCAAAACGACTATTCGCTAAGTCAAGGGCAGTCTGAGCCCGTTCGTCGAGCAAAGCCTCTCTCTTAGAAGTGTACTCAAACATCTTCTCCTGCCACTTAGTAGCCTCTTCACGAGCAGCCTCGCGCTCCTCACGCTGAGCTTCCGTGTTACGTTGAGCCTGATTAGACTCCATACCTTTTACAACACCAGACCAAAACGACATTATACATCACCTTCTAAGTTAGATGGACGGGACATCAGACCTGCAGATGCAGCTGGAGTCTCTTCGTCTACCGTAGGTTCATCTTGAACAGGCATAGCCGCCTCCATAGGGGCCTCCTCCATGTCCTCTTCTTCTTCTTTACCTTCAAACTCAGCAATCATCTTCCTAGCTTTATGCTCATTGATCTTATACTTAATGTCAAGACGTTCCTCTTTGTCATCAACAGGGAGACCTTCTTCGTAATCAATACCGGCCTTATCAGCTGTAGTCTTGATAAACTCATGTATAACAGGAGCTACGATCAGGGACACATCAATAGTATGCCTTCCCTCAGCCACAGCACCCCGTAGGATGCCCTCAGTGAGCGTTACAACGTCTAAACCAAGTTCCATAGCATCTAGTAAGGCTTCTATCTTATCGGGCTCTGAGAGGCTGTCTAGGTGCCAGAAGACAACATCTTCAGGGTTAGTCATCTCAGGTGGGTTTTCGTATGGAGCATTCTTTGGCTCTGATGTCAGGGACTGGCCGGGAATCATCATTGTTATCAATCCTTATTATTTGAACTTAGCGTAGTAGTCGGACAGCCTAGTCCCAAACTTATCAGCTGGGTTGTGCTTACCACCTGTATTAACGTACTTCATCATTCCTTCGTTACCACCTAAGTGTGCTACAGCACGAAGACCATCTTGCGATAACCCCTTGGCCTTAGGTAGTTTCTTAATTACACGATCAATATCTGCCATGTGCCACTGGAATACTTCTTCCTGTAACTCAGGGTCTTTACGGAAGGCTTCTGTAGTGAACTTAACCTTGTTTGCTTTCTTGTAGTCCTTCAGACGAGCATCACCAAACTGATAAGCACCAGTCATTGTGCGACCATCTTCTAACTGAATCTGTATCTCACTATTACCACTACTCTCGGAACGTTTCAAACGGTCACGAAAGGAGTTTGCAGTAGCATCCCTACGGGATGAGGGACGATCAGTACCTTCAGGTGAAGGTGCCTGTGGATCAAAGTAATCGGGACGAGCGACAGGGGCCCCCATTGATTCCATGAGGGCTAAGCCGATGCCAGATACTAGACCTCCAGCCTCTGGAGTAGGACGAGCCTGAGGACGCATGAGGCCTTGCTGTGAGTCCAAGCCTTCCTTAGCTGAGGGGGTCTTATACTGAGTATCACCGCGGTCCAAGAGAGCCTTACGGGCCTGTTCTAAGTTCTTGCGATATGCGAAAGCACCTGTAGTCATCTTTAACTCCTATTTAAAAACCTAATAACTTAGAAAGGATATAGCCCTTAGCTTGTTTATCAGCAGCACTCGCTGCCTGAGACGCTTGATACTTAGACATTTGATCTGCTTTATCTGCTAGAAAGAACTGTACAGAACGATCAGCTGCACTCTCAGACTGGCGGAAAGCATAGTCCATTATGTCACGCTCACGCTGCCAGACAGTGTCAACCATACGGTCCGTTAGACTATTAGTAGCTAAGGCGGCAGCACGGTTAGATTCATTCTGAGCAGCAGTGTTAATAGTAGTCGCATTCTGACGCCACTGCGCGTTGGCCTGTGCTACCACTAAGCTGTTCTCTGCGTTAAACTGTTCACGTTGAACTGTCATACCAGCATTAAACTGTTGTACCTGCATGCTCATGTTAGCAAAGAACTGATTAGTCTGGTTCTCACTAGCGGCGTTAAACTGCTTGGCAGCGTTATCAGCTGCTTGGTCAGTGAAGATCGACTGTATGTTGCTCTGAGCTTTAAACATAGACGTTTGCTGGGCAATGTCCATATTCTTCATGTCCATGGCTAGGAAGGACTGTGCGTTGAGTACAGCGCTTTGTTGACGGTTGTTTAAGTTAGCCATGTCCATGTTAGCAGTAGTAGCTGCATTCTGCAGTACAGCAGTGTTCTTAGCAGACATCTCACTTAGACCAATAGTCTGCATCATCTGAGAGTTACTAAGGGCAGCGTTCTGCTCAGCTGTGAATGTCATATTAGCTGCTTCAGCGTACTTAGCTGCATTGAGCACAGCTGACTGTTGCTTGTTGCTCATCTCTTGGCCACGTAGTGCAGCTTCGATCTGTGCATTAGCTAATACAGTCTGTTGACGATTAGACATCTCAGCCATACTGATACTCAACTTATTGGTGGAGTTGAACATAGATGTTTGTTGTTCGTTGGTTAACTCTATCTTACGTTCTTCTAGCTGAGAAGAAACATTAAACAACTGAGTCTGTTGGCGGATGTCCATTGACTTACCTTCAAGGGAAGCCTTAGCTGCTGCATCCTGTAGGAAAGCCTGCTGCTTAGCAGAGGCATCAAAGTTAGCACGTTGGAAGTCTTGAGTAGTAGCGAGAACAGACATCTGCTGTTCGTTAGATAACTCTTGACCAATCAGAGAAGCACGGACCTGCAGGTTACTAAGGGCAGACTGCTGTTCATTAGATAGATTAGCCATATTGACTTGAAGGTTCTGAGATGAGTTCTGTATAGCAGCCTGCTGCCTGTTGTTCAAGTTGATCTGATTCATCTCAGCATACTTAGCAGCGTTAGCCAAAGATGTCTGGGTCTTTACATCAATAACTTTGTTCTGTAATGCTGCCTTAAACTGGGCGTTAGCTATAACAGTAGACTGTGTATTAGATAGGTTCTGAGACTGGAGGGCAAAGGAGTTAGCTGAGTTCTGCATAGCAGCCTGTTGCTGATTGCTTAGGTTAGCCAGCTCCATGTTCTGTTGTGCAGCAGCATTAGTCAAAGATACTTGTTGGCGGTTGTTAAGGTTAGTCAAGTTCATCTGACCAAACATCTGGGCATCTTGGGCAGCAATAGGTACTGCAGACTCCATGACAGACTGTATAATAGCAGCCCCAGCCATTGAGCTACCACCCATACCACGAGCAGCCATAGATGCGTTAGCGGCTCTCATGCCACCAGCAGCCCACGCAGGGGTACCGTTATTAAACTGTTGCATAAGGCTTTCCATCTGCCCTTGGACAGTAGCCGAAGCAGGTACAGTACCTTGTGCAGCTTGAGCTAAGGCAGACTGAGAGAAGCTACCTTGTGCAGCTTGAGCCACTGAGTTAGTATCTAGTGCTGACATGGTTGCAGCTACAGCAGTAACAGCTGTGGCGGCACCTACAACATCATTAGCATTGACTAGTTCATTAGCAGCAATAGACCCCTGTGCAGCTTGAATAGTAGACTGCCAGTCAGATGCGGCAGCCTCAGCTGTAGGGTACTCAGCGGCAGTAGCAGCTTGCTGGACTGTTGTTGCTTGTTGTTGTGCAATCTGGCTAGGTGTTAGAGTGTATGCGTCCTGTGCTATAGCCTCAGGTGTCTGATCTTCGAAGGTAGCAGCAGTTACGTTCTGGTACTGACCTACCATCTCTGCAGCTTCAGCTACTGGTATGTTATTAGCTTCAGCAAACCTTGTCATCTCGTCAGGAGATACGGTACGAGTACCAGCTTGTACCTCTTGTAGGAACTGAGCATCGAAACCAGCAGCAGTAGCCATAGCTTCTGGTGACGACTCAGCTTGAGCAGCAGTGACTTGTGCTTCAGGAGCTACAGTACCCTGCACAGGGGCTAGGGCTGATGTTTCAGCACGTACTGCAGCAGCAGATACAGTAGGGTCTACAGAGGCTGCTCCGAATGTGTCATCTACATTTACCTGTGGGGCGTCAGTAGTAAGTTGACCGGCAGTAGCGTCAATAGAAGTACCAGTAGCATTAGTATTAATAGTAGATACTGGAGCTGTTGTGACAAGAGAGGCAGGGTCTGTGACAGAGGCTGTCTGCATAGCTCCAGCAGCGTCAGATGTAGCTTGTGCTTTGGCAGCAGCCGCTGCAGCACGGGTCTCCGCAGTAGCCTCTTCAGCAACCCTCTTAGCTTCAGCCGCTGCAGCAGCAGTTTCCTCAGCAAGAGCGTTAGCAGCATTCGTAGCATCTAGACGGTCTGTCGCTGCTTGAGAAATAGCTTGCGCATCAATCTGAGCCTGAGTATCAGGGACAACTGCGGGTGTGACAGGGACGCCGGGGACTGCGGCATCAGCACCACCTCCACCAAAAGTCATTAGACCAGACTGACGTGGGTGTAAGTGCCTCTGTATTGAAAAAGGGGTATACATTCTTAGAACATCCTCTTGTGTAACTTGTTCCTATCGTAGAACCTGCGGAAGTGGACACTCGTTGTGGTTCCATACAGTTCTTTGTATTCTCTCCTTATAGTCCTCATCATCTGAGGAGTGTGACCATAAGGGGCTATGAATTCTAGGCCCCAGAGTTGGTAGTCTCCACCGGGGTCATCTAGTTTATAATCATCTTCAGTAGGAGTATAACTATCTTCTAGGAAGCTAATAGCTTTAGTAGGTGATAACCAACACCAAGTAACTAGACCTATAGGTTTATCATCTACATAGTATAGTCTAATCTTGTTAGTGTTGATAGGGAGTAGGAGATAGGAGATTACTTCACTTGGAGTATACTTAGAGTGTGTATCTCCTTTAGTTAGTAGTTCTATACCATCCCCTACAGCCCTATACCTATCTACGATCACTGTGTATACCTATGTGTTACCGGGGGGAAACATTAAGTTTATTATACACATGTTTTACTGATCTGTCAAGTACTTTCTTGCTTCATTACTAAGTTATCCTTCTAGGGCTGCAATGCGTACTTCCATCTCATCAATCTTAGTGAGTGCTTCTCGCAGTGCAGCAGTCAGCAAAGGTACTAGCTTGCTCTGATCAATTCCCTGCATGTCTGGTACACTGCGAGTACCCATGACTGCTGGCGTTGTCTCAGTTCCGTTTTCGTCTATGATCGCTGGGGTAACTTCATACCTCTGATCTTTCATGGCGTCTTTAGCGCCTACGACAGCCTCTGGAACAACTGCCTGTGCTTCATGTGCAAGGAAACCATCTGTGCGAGCACCGTCTACGATCCATTCGAAGTTCACTGGGTTCAGTGCTTGGACACGGGCAGATGCACCTGTCATTGGCTGTGCGTCAGTCTTCAAGCGATAGTCTGAGGATGTAGCGTAGGTTGTGGCTGTTCCTAAAGTTGTAATACTGCCGACAGTACCGTTGCTGTTGTCAAAAACAGCGTGCGTCTTAGTGGTACTCCCTACACGACTCAGCCTGATAAATCCAAGCGGATCTAACTCAATGCCCGAAGACCCATTCTCTGGGGTAGAGACAGTCCCCACAAGCAAGGAGCCTGTTTCGTCTATTCTTACCGCTTCCGTTAGAGTGCCTTGGCTTGTAGCATTTGTGTTAAAAGTAATCTGACCGCCGCCGCCAGCGCCTGCATACACGACTTCAATGCTTGCAGAAATACCTGGAGTAACGTCATTGCTGAAGAACTCTATTCCACCTTGGTGATTACCCTCTGTTGCAGTTACATCAGTGTCAGTGATGCGTATGTAGTTTGCCTTTGCGCCATCGTTGTTATTGGCAGAGGTTTCTAACCTACCCGTAATGCCTGCGCCTGTGCTGCTAGTTTCAATCTTTACAGCGTCGTCGTAGTAAAGCTGGACGGAACCATCTTCATTGAAGGTAGCAAGGTCATCTCCATCAGACTGTTGAAGCCGTATTTGATTACCTGCTTTAAGGACTAAATCGCCTTCGCCTGCTGTAGCCTCAATATAGTTGGATGGACCTGCAGGGTCATGGTAAATCTGTAAGTCAGACCCATCGCCAAGGATGGTTCTGGCATTATCCGGCATTGTAATGCCACCGTTAAACACAGTCGCAGCCGTGGTGGTCAGGACGCCTGTTACGTCTAGGTCAACCACTGTAGTTGTACCAAGCAATGACTGGTCTAGTACTTGAAAGGTCGTGTAAGAGATAACCTCAATAACATCAGCGGCATCAGCAGCTACCGTAAGAACTACGTCAGAGCTATTAGTTGCTGTGTAGTCAGTGCCATTTAAAAGATGACTACCATTAAGGTACACGTCTAGGAAGTTAGGAGTGTACCCGATGGTAGCGAAGCTAGTCTGCCCAGCTGTAGCTATAAAGTTCTGACGGGACTGTGTAGCCTGTGGTGTTGGTATATTACCGATATAACCTGACATTATGTTTGCTCCAGAACACTTAGGACCACATCAGCAGAAGTAGTGGTATCAGATGTTACAACAACAGTGTTTGTAGCTTCAAGGATTATCTTACCATCCAGAACACTTAAGCTTGCTCCAGAAGGGATAGCAGCTCCCTTGAGTAGGTAAACACCAGCTACTTGTACATCGATTATAATCTGAGCTGCAGTTACGTTAGCGACAGTACATCCTATGACAACTGCTGTAGTAGCTGCTCCGACAGTATAAGTAGTTACCGGTGTTACACCAACATTAGCTGATGTATAGTTTAGAAAGGTATTAGCCATTTGTTTGTTCCTTTGATTAACCTAAAGCAATAGACAATGCAAGGGCAGTGCCTGCTTGGTCTACGTCTAAGGTTGTGCGCGCACCTGCCGCTGTTGAAGATCCTGTACCACCGTCAGCGACAGCTAGGTCACCTGTGGAGCTTATTGTTGAAAGGTCAGCGGTCAGCACACCTGAAAAGTATCCATCTTTAAACATAAGAACCGAAGTGCCTAGGTCTATATCGTTATTAGTGACGGGGTAGACTACACCATCTTCAACTCTGAGTTGTTCAACGGCAACAGAGGCCACATCTACATAGAAGCTGAATCTACTATCGACTGTACTAACTGATAGTTTGTTGAAAGGGATTACAGACCCTACGTCACCTATCAAACCTATCACTGGTCCTTCAGCAGCAGTACCGTCGTGCTTATGCCCGGCAGTACTGCTGAATGACGCCAGTAGTTGATCGAACTCAGTATTAGAGTCAGCTGCCTGAATAACGTCACCGTCACTGTAAGTCCTTTGGCGTGTGTAACCTGCCATTTGTCTTTCTCCTTTTAGCGTCTAGCCGCTGTAGTGAATTCTAGTTGGAAGCCCTTAAGCGAGTAAGGCTGTGAGATCCCGACACCGCTATCTATAACTCGAATGGCTACAGAGAATCCCGAACCTTCTACTGGTTGTCTAATCAGAGGATCAGTCTGACCACCGTAGGTTGCTGTGCCATAGGTTGAGGTACCGTATAAGGCAACAACCTGCGTTGAGTCGAAGGGATAAGCTGGTGGTCTGGGTGCTGAAGGATTCTCGTAGTCATACCGAAGGAATAGGTCAGCATTAACAATACCTTCTGGGGCGTAGTTTATAATAATACGTTGGAATGCTTTACGTAAACCGGGGTCATTAGCTGTAAGGTCTGGGCTACGGTAGCGTCCGATGATAGTTGTACCATCAAAAGTAGCACCTTTCTCGTCACGGTACACATAGCCATCATAGCTACCGTGTACCACAAAGAAGTCCCCATTGTATACTTCAGAGTCAGAGCATGAAGTACGTAACCCTCTGGTAGTGGCAAACTCGTACCCTTCTTGAGAACGTACACAGATAACACCAGTAGTTGTTTCTGCAGTTGTTTCTTCAGAATTAAAGATAAGACGGTACTGGGTCTTAGTAGGGACAACTACAGCATCAAACGATCCAATGTCTACACGGTTCTGGAATAGTTCTTGTACTTGTTTAGATATAGTTCCTAGGTCAACATCACCTATTTTAGTTGTACCAGCGATAGTGCGCAAACCATCAGGGCCTAAGAATACTACATCACCAGCAAACTCTTTAATAGTCCAACCGTTACGGCAACCAATCTCACGAGTAATAGGAGCTAGCTGATAGTCTGCTTGAGAACTACCTACTAGTTTATAGATACGATTAGCTGAGAAGATAAAGAGAGAATCACGGAAGACTATCATACCCGTCACCGGGGAGTCTATTATGAAACTACCAGCACCCTCAGCTACCGAGAAGTTATCAAGGGTTAAAGGTGCCGCGAAGACAACCTCTTGTGGGTTAGCTGTTGTACCCGCGTAGAAACCAGTGTTCTTAAAGACTGAAACAAAGTGTGGGTCAGCTGGGGCATTAGTACCACTAACATCTGTTATAGTAGAACCATCCCAGTACGAAGCATTATTAGCTCCATCTGCAAAGAGTAGTAGTTCAGAGCCACTGAAGTTGAGACGACGGAAGGTGTACTTAAGTGCATCTGAACGTCCTGAATCAATCGATGTCCAAGTCTGATTGGCTACAGCTCCAGATAAGTGTTCAACAGCTGATGTACCGTTAGCCCCACGGGTGCAACCTGTGAAGGTAGTAGGTGTAACAGCTGTGTAAGTGATCTGTTCCTCGTTAATAAGGAGCGTACCAGTAGCTGAGAAGCCCGTAGTGGACGCTACAGTAACGGTACCAGCGGGGGTGGTCAATCGTCTGCTTAAAGTATTAGTAGCGTCTGTACAGCGGTATACGGACTCTCCACGGGCAGCAATAACCTCAGTACCATATACAGCTGACATAAGGACTGGTTCTGAAGCAGCAGATGTAAAGGGAACTACAGCTGAAGCCCACTTCTCATAACCATTAATACGACGATACCCACCCGTAGTGTCGGGCTCAAAGTTCTCTAACTCAAGGGCAGCACCCGGTGGTACTAGGAAGTTAGACTTATTTAAGATTAACCCACCAACAACTGGGAACATGAATGGGGAGAGGCCAGTAGTATCTGCCATGTTATATAGCCTCTCTTAGGATACAGTAGGGAACACAGAGGAGGTAGTTCCTGATTTCTCGATTACAGTTGAACGTACATATTCAAAACGATTACTTAAGATAGTTTGCATATTAGTTATACCCTCATTGAACCGTTGCCAATTGAGTTGGTACTGGTCTGACTCGCCTCGATACTGGTATGCATAAGCTGTAGCACCGTCTGCAATGACTGAACGGTATAACTCAGGCACTGCAGGTACGTCCAGAGCCAGTGTAAGGGCTGTAGGGTTGTTGTAGTAATCATACTTAAGGGTAAACGCCTTGTGAGGGTACGGGTACAGGAGGTAGTTGTTATCGGGTGTACGTACAACAGCACGAGGATCCCCACCTTGTAGTGTTGTATCATCTTCTTGGTATATGAACCGCTCTACGTATTCTTTGTAGTCTAAAATAGAAAGACCACCCCCGTTGGTACCGAGAGTGGAGTCTTTAGATATACGGAATGTATCATAGTCAACTGTCTTAGCAGTCGCAGGTATTGAGTACCGGGCAGTCCCAGCTACTAGAGTCTCAGACCCTGTAGTGTGGTTGAAAGGCCAGTTGAATTCACGATGGTTTATGAAGTTAATAGAGTCGTTTACAGCATTCTTGCATTGAACCTGAAAGCCACGGGCATTAGCAAAACCAGTAGAGGTAAGTGTAACCTCATTCATACGGGCCAATACTTCATTAGTAATGTCTAGGTATGTATAAGCCATTTATCACCTTGTGCTGAGAAGAGAGGAAAGAAGCCCCTCCAAAGAGGGACTCCTAGTTAGTTATTTAGTCTAGCAGATCACGCTCAGCTACTTCAGCTGGGAGAGTAGCACCCATTGGAACATAAGCTACGAAGAACTTATAAGAACCAGCAGTAGGTGCGTTAGCGTCTGCAGTAACAGCTGAGATCACTGTAGCAGCGTTAGTAAACTTAGATACGCCGTCTACTGTTGTTAAGATAGTAGCAGCGGTTTTACCAGCGTTGATATCAACAGTACCCATTGAGTCAACGTCACCACCTGTGACACCCAAAGATACAGCGTTTGCACCAGCAAGAGTGGCGTCTGCTACACATTCAGAGCCTGAAGCAATAACTACACAGTTTTCAGGAACAGTACCGATGATGTGTACTGAGTCTGCTGTAAGAACAGTGTGATCAAGAGTAGCTGTCTCAAGCAGGACGGGAGATTGTAAAGCCATTTTAGAATCCTTTCAAAGATATGACTAATAAGGGATAGGTGCCCTAGTTCCCCAGAGCACCCAATATCTATTAAGCAAGGTTGTACTTTGCAGTAGCAATTGCTTCTGGACGAAGGATCTTGCGACCGTACAGGTGCATACCACGTACAATGTCAGCAAAGCTGTCAGGGTCACGGTAAGTCTCTGTCTTGTTGATCTGCTCAGCAGAAGCTACAGAAGAGTCGTGACCAGCTACGATAACACCATAGTTAGTGTTGTTGTTTTCTGTACCGGTTGTTGCTGGACCCGTACCTACACTTGGCAAGTTGTTGGATACATAGACACGGAAACCGTTCCAGTTTGACAAAGTCAGACCGTTACGCAAGGCGCCTGAATCACCCCAATCGACCTGCAAGAACCGTGAATCTTCATCCATAAGTACTTCCAAAAGGACTGGGTCAATAACCAACCACCGTCCGTCTTTGTCAACATTCTGTTGATCCAAGAGACGACCCATACGGTTAATCATCATAACAGGTGAAGCGTATGTTGTTGGCAAGGCAGTAGCGCCCGGCAAACGTGCAGCAACTGGAATAGAGAAGTCACCTGTTGCACCTGTAATGTTGCCAAAAGAGCTTTTGATCAACTTCATTGAAGTCAACAATTCATCGTTACCAGCCGTAGGGATAGCTTTAGTACCGTTTACAATGTCGTTTACTTGGTCTGCTACTGTATTCAAAGCAGTTTGCTTATAGCCGGACAAGTAACCAAGGACTTCTTCGTCGAGCTGGTCAGCCAAGCGGTAAGCCGCACGGTTGGTAGCAAGATCCATGAAGTTGACGTGGCTATGAGCTTCTTCGATATCGTCGATCTTAAACGCGAAGTAGTTAGCTTTGTCGATTGTCAAGGAGAAATCTTCATCATCCAAGTTCTGTGCTTGAATCTGAGTACCGCGCTCATAGGAGCTAACTGAAATCTCAGGTTCTTTGATGATCTTTACGGTGTCGCCTTGTGCTGCGATTTCACCGAAATAGTCAGAGTTAGTGATATCTGTACAGATAGCCTTCTTGCGGAATGCAAGTTGAACTTTCTTCGAATAGATTACACTGGAGAAGTTACCGTTAGGTAAGTTGCCGTAGCCGGGGACTGCTGGAAAAGCCATAATATGAATCCTTCATTAGATGTTTGGCTTGGTATGAGGAGTAATCGTAGTACATACTCCGGTTAATAGAACCTAAGTCATCCGTCTAAGAGGCTGATTGCTTATAGGGTGCTTTACGGGTTTGGCTGGCCGGCCTTACCATGAAGGGCCTGTGCTTTATCAGGTGAGTCTTAAAGATTGTTAGTGTTCAGTTTGGACCATAGAGGTCTACTGTGGAGTACAGGCTGGGTGTCTACCATAGGTAGGGCCGCATGTACTTCCACAGTTATACCATACTCATTCCTTGATGTCAAGGTAATAGTTAAGTATGTCGGTATTATCTTGCCCTACCAGAGATGTCGTATACAAACTTCCCTGAGGCCATAGCTTCTTGAATTGCTTCGTAGTTAGCTTCAAACTGTTTATCAGTCATCTTAGCTACAGCAGATTCCTTAATCATAGACCCAGAACCTGTCTCGTCTACTGGTGTACGGGTACGTTTAGATACTGTCTTAGCTGCATCTTTAGCCTTAGCCTTCTTAGCAGAAGGGGTGAGACCATTGTCGACCTTGTACAAGTCAAGTACACGTATAACGCTAGCAGCATCGTCTGAGTTCTCATAGAGTGCGTCACGTACCCACTTAGGTTGCTCTTCAACCCAGTCGTGGAACTGGTCACCCTCACGTAGCTCATCAAAGTCAGCATGAGAGCTACGGATCTTATTCTCAGCCTTAGTACGTTCAGCTTCAGACTTAGCTTCATCAAACTCACGTAGACGACCTTCAGCTGATGCAAACTTCTCAGTAGCCTTCTTATCTGCAATAGTCTCGACTATAGCTGCAATATCAGGGTTCTGGCTTGCCCATGCCTCAATATCTTCATTAGATTTAGGAGGTCTAATAGAAGTAGGACCAGTTTCTAGAGCTTCAAAGCGAGACTCCCACTCTTTCTCCTTGGAGGCCATGTGACGACGAAGATCACCGTAACGTTTCTTAAAGGATCTTTCCTCCCCACTTAGGTTCTCGTCTTCTACTGAGTCTTCCTTTTCAACTTCTTTAGAAGAGGGCTGCGTTGTCTGCTCTTCCTCTTCTTCATTGGAAGTACCCTCCTGAGCTTCCATAAGCTCTTCTAGTTCCTTTTCGTCTTTATCTATACGTGCTTGCTTAGAGGCGTAGTTTGTACCACGGTTAACAAACCCTGCTTTCTTAGGTGTTGCGTCTGTCACAATGTTAGTATCAGCCATTATGTAGTCCTTTATGTTGGGGTCAGCTTATGCTGAGTTGCCTTATTGTTTAGTGTAGGAGTAGTGGTATGCTTTAAACCCTATTTGTGGGGGGGCCTAGCGTTGGCCCAAACCCTTCTTATTAGTCTTCTTCTTTGTTTTAGGAGTAACTGCCTTAGCAGCACGAGGGTTAACTAAACCACCTTTAGCAAAGCCACCACCACGGGCTAGCTTAGAAGAGAACGTCTCTATCTTCCTACCAGTGGTGTCTGTCCGAGTACGCCCACCGGGGCTATCAGGACCAAGTCCTTTTGCTTTCTCGGAAGCTGCAACTTTCTGTGAAGCCCTGTTTCTAGCATCAGCTTGCTGTTGGCGATTAGCAAGATCTCGGGTTGAGTTACCCCTATCCTTGTTAGGAGCAACAGCATCAGGTACAACAGCATCAGGTACAACAGCATCAGGTACAACAGCAGCAGGTACAGCAGCAGCAGCAGGTGCCGCACCCCAGTTACTCCAGCTGCTAGCATTGTCGGACTCCATAGCCCGTTTAGTCATGCCTTCTCCACTACGCATAGCTGTAGGCCAGTTTGAGATACCCTTTTCCTCTTCGTATACAGCAACCTGAGATTGTATCTTATCAGCTTCTGCAACTAGACCCTTACTACGTAGTATAGCAGCGTTAGCATTAGCTTCAGCAACGTTATTAACAGCCATAGCTTTACCAATCAAACCACCAGCCATATTCGTTAGGATACCATTGGCAATAGACTCTATTAAACCAATCTTCTTAGGTTTAGCATCAGGATCAACAAAGCCTAACGAAGTCATTGTTTCAGAAGTTAAAGTCTCTGGGTTAGTGTAGTCGAACTTAGACATCCACTCGTTGGGGTTTACAGGAGGAGCCATCCCTTGATCAGAAGTACCGTTTTCATTATTAGACTGAGGTGATCCGGTAACAGGGGCAGCGGCCATGGTCATAGGGACACACATACCTTTAGAAGAATCCCATCCGTATCCCGGTGAGCAAGTCTGGCCGTCAGGACCGGGAGGAGGGGGAGGAGGGGCCATACCACTACCTGCGGGAGCCTGACCTGTTGCACCTGCCTCAATAGAGAAACCGGGTGTAAAAGCGTATGGGTTGAAGCCTGTAGAAGCACTAGGCTGTACCATACCACCGTCAGCGAAAGCAGCAGGATTGTTCTGACCCTGCATACTAGGTGGTGCAGCTTGCTTAGGTACAGCACCCTGTGACATAGCTGCTTGTTGTGCCTGACCTTGTGGTTGTGGTTCTTCAATAAACACACCCTTAGCCTTCAGCATATTAATAATAGAAGGGTCTTTCATTGCAGCAGCTTTAACACGATCGATAATACCATTGATATCTGTACCGGGTACCATACCTCCAGTGGCATAGCCATCCAGAGTGCTGAGGTCACCACCAAGAGTCATTACAACTTCTTCTGATTCACCAACAGGCTCGCCACCAATACGACCGTTCTCTGCCATACCTTCTAGACCATCCTTAGCCTTATTAACTAGCTTCTCTAGCTGTGCAACACCAACGTACTTCACTACGTCAGCAGGTACTACGTATTCACCGGAGGATAGCTTAGCATCTACGTCATCGCGTACGTCTTCAGCGTTAGATCCAAGAGGAATATCGTTACCAGATACAGGGTCAATACTCAGACCGTCTGTAGCTAGGCCACCTTCTTCATACTTATACTTCATCTTAGTTACTCCTCCTTGAGCAAATCCAGTAGCTTCTTCGTTAGGCCGCCTAGTATCCGACCGGCTCTTAGCGTAGTCTACAGCTTCCTTCTTACTGCTAAAAGTAGGAAGCTCTTCACCAGTTATAAAGTCCACTGGTCCATTCCCTATAACGTAGGCCCTAACGGACTCCTCTGAGTACTGAGAACCATCTTCAGCAACGGTTGGCATTGTGTACCAGATACCTTCGATATCAAAGGTAGTAGAACGTTCTGAGTAAGCTTCACCAGTGTCCTTATCCTTCCAGATAGTGCGACCACTCGGTGTTGTCTCACCGCTCTTAAGATTAGGACGGGCTTTAGGTTTAACCATCAGAGGCTTATCCATTAGAGAACCTCAGAGTTAGAGTTGTTTACTTTGTCACGTAGCTGTTTGAGACTTCGTAACGCTTTAACTTCACCTTGTAGGCGATGTAGCTCTAGAGACTCATCTCTCTGCTCTAGTTGTTTATAAGCAAAGGCGATACGATTATCTATCTCTTTACAGAAGGAGTCCCATAGTTCCTTATCGTTTACTAGTCGTTTGATTTGCATTAACTTATGCTCCTTGTATTAAAGAATATTAGCGGTATGAGGGACCAAAATAGATGACTTCTTAACACCCTCGTTAATAACATTTAAACCAGAGTCTATAGTCTGATCTAGTAAGGTGCAACCAGCAGAACTATTGTCAGTTACGTCACAAATGCCTCGAATACCTATTGTACCGCCAGTACAGCTTGCGTCAATGATAACACGACCCGAAGAGAAATCTAAGGTAATTGCCCCACCACCAGTGTAGTTAGTTAGCCTTAGGCCACCAGCGTAGTTGCGGAGAGCTAAGGAGTTACCTGCACCACCCATGTCAATCGTAACCAGTTGGTCGTCTTCAACACCAGCGGATCCTGACCAGCAGTTAATTATGTTACACTGCGCGGTTCCATCTACTGCGATAGTTCCAGTTATGGCACATTCTTGAAGCAACCCGTTGACGTAGTTTATGTTGTTAATGATGCAATTCTTAAAGATGTTGTTCCCATCTAATGTACCAGAAATAGTCAGGTTCTCGAAGCTACAGTCAGATACCTCGGCCATAGTTCTGATGTCTAAGGAGTCAACGGTAGGGTTGTCACCAATGAACACTTTACCCGTAGCAACAACCCCTCCTAGTAGCGAACCCGAAGTAGCCATTTGAATACGACGAATACCTAATGCGTTAGATATTGCTATTGCATCTGGGAAGTTGTTGGATGGAGTAGCTCTAGTACCGATAGGAACTAAAGTACCCGCCTGACCAGCTGAGTTAAACACAACATGATTCTGATAGGCTGATGTAAGTAGTGTTGAAAGGTCTTGCAGTCCAGCTGAATTAGATGAACGTACAGACACTTGGTTAACATTAGTTACGTCTGCAATGTTAGAGTTAGCACCTGAGAGGTTTACAGCGTACTGACCATCTTCAAATGTCACTGTATAGCCGTTAATAATCTCGACAACCCGTGCTAGAGTAACACCACCCAAGCTGATTGGTGCGTTGTGCAGGTGGGTAGTAGGGAAGGTAATACCATCAACGTCACCCTGTAAGTCGTTTAGTATTAACCTAAAGGCATCAATTGAAAGCTGTCTAATCTCTGTAGGCGCGCCTGCTGCTGATATTAATATCATATCAGTCTTTAGTATAGAGATGACTTTAGTTCCCCAATCTATGCTAATAGCCATTACGTGCCCCCTGAGGTTGAACTTCCATGAGTCCTAGCAATTGCTAAAGACGCCAACTGCTGTGTTTTGATTAAGTCTTGTTGTATCATTGAAAGTGCGTTATACAACTTATTAACTTTAATCTCTAGAAGCCTACGTTCCTCCCTCTCTTGTCGCATAGTTTCTGCTATAGATAAGATATTGGTGTGGTTTATTCTCTCGTAGGCTTCTGCGGTCATTGTACAGTATCCTATAGGTCAGTTGTTCGGATAATTGTAACTGAACCACCGGCTGAGCCGATAGTAGCTGGAGTTTCAAAGGTCCTAATAGGTGTTGCTCCACCGTCTCGTACACGTACAAACAAGCTTCTGTCTGCACTGTAAACAACTGTAAAGGTCTCTGTAGTTGCTGCGGCTAACTTGTCAATATAAGTTATGTAAACTCCTTGACCAGCACTAGCAGCAGCGTTTTCTTCTGTACCGTTGAAGGCCTCAGCGCCTGTAAAAGTGAATACAGAACCACTGAAACTAGCGTAAGCGACAGGTCTATCAAAGCCACTGTCGTTTACAATGCGGATTGTTCCAGAGGCAGGGGTGTCACTAGGAATCGCGGTGTTAACGGTTAGTTGTGTTTCAACCTGCCCATTGAGGGAGATATCGACTGCTAACTGAGACTTGTTTAATAACCCACCTTGATCAGCGGGGCCTACCATAACTCTGTCTTCTCCAACAACTAAGTTCAGTACGGAGAATGATACGTTATTAGGTGGGTTGATCTCTACGTTATCTAAGTCAAATACCTTATCTGTAGATGAAAGGTCAGCAGCTTCAATACCTAAACCGTAACTACCGATCAGGCTACTACCTGTAGACAGACCAGAGAATACGTTTGATATTGGTCTAGCGATAACTACACCAGCGGTAGCAAAAGCTCCGTTAGCGCCAGTAATTATCTGGCTCAAAGGAGGTGCAATGCCAGTAAGTAACTGGATGTACATCACTGTTCCAGCAGTTGTGCTGTCAATAGCAAACAGTTGACCTGTCCCACCTGTCCAAGTTAATGCCTCTGGCTCAACGAAGGTGCCACTAGGGGATGAAATACCAATCTGGTGAGTAATACCTCGAAACAAATCCCCACTAAGGCCATATGGAGACGATGTGTTTCCACGTCGAGTTATAAACTTTGTAAACTCGTAGAAGTCATTGATGCTATTACCAGCTAAGTCCCACTGTGAGTAGTAAAACTCATCTGTACCATCGTTGTTAACGTCAATGGCGTTGTAACCCTCTTTAATGTTGGCTATGGTAAGAGCACCGATAACGGCTCCACTAGTGGTGTTGTTTAGGTCATTTGCTTCAGACAGGGCAAGTACGTTGTTACCCCGCGAGGTGCCGTTAATTGGGAACTCAGAGTAAGTCTTACCATACTCACGTACTAGCCCAAGGAGACGACGACCATCTACGTCGACACCACCATTTCGTGTTTGTACTAGGAAACGGTGAGAGATGCCTGCGTTAGCGTTAGAGTTGAAGCCTTGAGGAGTATTATCATTCCAGAAGTTGTTAAGAACAGTGGTACCGTCTTGGTGAAGGTTAATATAAGACGCATTACCAAAGTTAACGATACCATCCCAAATGTCATCACCATTGTCTTGGATGATAGAGCCATCATACAAGTGCTCAGAGCCTGTTTGATCAATGTTAAAGTTGTTCAACAATGTAATGATGTTATCTGTTGATCGCTCTGAAGGAGTCAGGCTTGAGATGTCAAGCAAGTCATCACCAGAGGCAGCTTCGTTATCTGCAAAGTCTTGCAATGCACGGTGAAATTCAATTACAGTTGCATACGATGGGTTTGTACCAGCTGGTACGTGCGCATCCCCAATATAACGGATGTCACCGTTAGCTGCAATTGACCAATCTGCTGGTGTAAAAGCCATGTTTAGTTCCTTTAAATATTAAGATTAGGTGTCTTCTACTTGGTTAATGTTTAGATTAACACCAGAAGACGTTAGAGTTGTAGTTGTAACAAAGTTCTTGTAGGGTACGACACCTGATGCGTTACGCACCCTGATCAACAGTTCTATGTCAGTGCCATCAGAAGGGATAGTATTAAAGTAGGTTGAAGACGCTGTTACTTCGTTAAACAACACTGCTAACTTAGTATTGTCGTAAACGTAAACCCTAGAGCCAGCCTGAATGTTATTTAGTTGTATGGTTCTGTCAGGGTGGTTGACAACGAATGTACCACCACCAGTGTTAGTTATTGAAGGAACTTGTGTAGAGCCTCCTAAGTTTATAGTAACCGTACCAGTTGCATGAGTAAGCTCTATGTCACCGTTACCAGTGCCATCAAAGTTTACATCAGTTAAACCGTAAGTACCAGCAGTATCTATTAAGATAGCGTGTTTACCACTGTAAGACTCAAAGCGAATACCGAAGATGTCCATTGATCCTCCACTGAACTGTAGTGCGTGTGTTTGAAAAGGGTTTGTAATAATAGAGTTGTCAATGGAAGCGTTTGAATTCTTTAGCTTAACAATACCAGTGTCAGAAAAGGTTGCTGAACCTGACACAGAAGAACCTATTGTAAGATCACCCATACCCCTAAAGGCGGCACCATTGATATTAATAGAGGCGTTATTAGATTGGTCTAAGTTAAAGTTAGCTCTTGTACCCCACACGTAGGTTCCGCTAAGTGTAGCTGAATCGTTAATGTTATCACGTAGGTTTGTGTGGACTTGCATAGCTTGGGTTGTAAGCTGGTATCTTGGATCTGTTGAGCTGTTACTACCCGGACTAACTACAGTAAAACCACCGTCATCAAAGACAGTTGATGTTGCCCCGTCACCGATCTGAAAGGGCATGTCCATAAAGATCACACTGCCAGTCTGACGTACCCAATTACCAATCTTGTCGGTATAGTCTGTTCCCTGTACCAAGGTAACAGCATCTGTAAAGTCACTTGTACCACTAAACGTAGGGATGTCAGCATCACCTACCTCAGTGCCTAGGACGTATGCTTTACCTTGGAAGTTCCAGTTACCACTAGTGTCAACGATGTGTTGAGAGTTAAACAGTATAGCGTACTTGTTTACGTCAGTGTTATCAAAGGAACCAACCTCAGACTTACCAGCAGCGTTTAGGTCTATAACAAAAGGTACTTGACCCTTAACGCACTCAGCAAAGGGAGTGTCGTTACCACCAAGATACCACTCTCTATAGTCAGTAAGAGTACTGGGTGTTCCAGACGTAAGCCTAAACCTAATACCACCATTAGCAAGATCATTTACTTGAATACGGTTAGGTGCGTTAAACTGACTGTGCCATAAGAGTACTTTAGTAGAGGCTGACACATCATAAGCTGCTGCTGCTTTAAACAGGAACTGTATTCCAGAAACAGTATTAGCACTGTTAACTTTAATCTCAGTTGCAAACTTAGTAATAGGTAAGTTACCAGCTTCTCGTGCACCTAAAGATGGGTTGTTAATACCAAGGTCGTACAAAGGATTAAAGTCTGTGACGTCCTCATGGTTGTTATTAGGAGGTGGTAAGGTAAAGGTCATGGAGCTAACCTCATTAAGTGGGTAGAATTAGGGTTCTTTAGGGTCCCCCCAGACAGCTGAGAACCATTGTTCACGACTATACCGCAACTATCAAAGGTAGCATACCCTGATATAGAAGAGCCAAGTGTAAAAGTACCTGTGTTAATAAAGGTAGGACCTGCAAAGTCTACAAAGGCTTGGTTACTAATGTTAAAGTCCCAATCTGGGTTAGAACTACCACAGTTGTAGAAGCCACTAAATCGAGCTGAGTCAAAGAAGTTATCTCTTAAGTTAAGGTAAGCTCTGAATGACTTATTAGTAACTCTAACTCTTGGGTCAGGGTCAGATAGTACAGTGGCATTAGGCCAGAACACTGAAACACCATTATCATTAAAGTTAGTCTCTGTTGAGTTATCACCTATCTCAAAGGGGGCGGCATAGGAGAATACGTCCCCCTCACGTTTGATCCAGTCATCTGTAATCTTAGTTTCGTAGGTAGTACCCATAGCTGTAATCATGTCACCCCAATTACAAACACCTTGGAAGCGAGGGATATTAGCAGCATTCTTAATAGTGTCAAATACAAAGATTCGTTGAGGGAAGAAGTTAGAACTACCAGTACCTGTGATACTATCGTTATTAGTGCCAAGACCAAACGCCTGAACGTCAGTGTTATCAAAGGAACCAACAAAGTCATTGAATGTAGTGTCGTTAGGATCTATAATAATCATCTTAGGGTTTTCACGAGCGGATGCACCAACCTTATCGTTCCCGGCTATGTACCAACTTCGATTTACAGTAGGAGGGCTACCGCTACCAGAACTTAACCGAAAGACTACGCCTCTGTTGGCTGCTGTGTCAGTCTGTATACGGTTAGGTGCGTTGAACTGATAAGTCCACACTATTAACTTAGACAGATCGTCAGTTGAAACATCAAGTGCAGTAGGGAAACCAAAGTTAAAGCCTGCCAGTGTACCGTCTGTAGCTGAAGTAAGGTTAGTTGCAGAGATTGCATTACCTGTTGTAACATCAACCAGAGGTAAGTTACCACCGTTCTTAGTAATACTCCTCTGAGTGGTTGTAGATTCTTGAGAGCCAGCAAAACCACCTCTGTTGTAAGTGTGGTTGTTAACAGACTGTGTCATAAGGTCAACAGCAGTTGGTATTACAAATGTCATTCTGTATCCTTGGGCTATACGGCCATAGACCTGTCTAGTATAAAACCAGAAAGAACTGAAGTAGGAGCGTCCCAATTAGTGTAGAAAGAATCTCTAAGAAGGGAGGCAGCATTAGGAACCAGTCTATAGAAGGTACTGGTTGCATACTCGTATTGGTAAACAGCTCCATCAGCTGTTGCACCTATTTCTGTAGGTGTTGTTTTCCAGTTAGATACGTAGTCTATCCATCTAAGATAGGTGGTAACAGGTATAGGACCAGCATTAATAGTATTACCACTGGCTTGTGTAAGTATAAGGTTATCACCTACATAGGCAGCCGAAACAAGACCGTTGCTAGTACCACCGCCTCCACCGCCTCCGTAGCCCGTTACTCTGCCACCTTTAGACGATGCAACACCGGTTTTACCTCTAGTGTAGCCAACATCTAATATTATACCAGAAGTTAACTGTATTGTCAAGTGGTAATTATCGTCTATCCAAACTTTAGATATACCTACCCCGTCTTCACCGTCAAAACCGTCAGCACCGTCCTTCCCGTCAGCACCGTCAATACCGGGTAGTCCAGAGATACCCTTGTCGCCTTTGTTACCAACTGGTCCTTTAGGGCCTTGAAGACCCTGTGGTCCTGTCTTACCGGCCTGACCATCAGCCCCATGCCTCCCAGAGGCTCCAGGAGCCCCGTCAGTGCCTTGTTTACCATTTAGGCCAGCTACACCGTCTAAACCGTCTTTACCCGCTGTACCGTCCTTACCGTCCTTCCCAAGCACATTGCCTAGGTTAGATGACCTACCGGAGGGCCAAGTACAGTAAAGGCACCCGTTGTATGTTACAAAGTTGGGTGTCTCCGTTATAGGATCTTCTTTGTGTAGAGCTCTAAGCTGGCCCTCTATCTTAGCTTCTAGTTTGGAGAACTCACTGAGGTTTGCCTGTGACTCTTTCCGTGCTACAGCGATGATAGTTGCTAGTAACTTGCTATCCACCAGCGCCTCCTAGGTACTGAGCTAGCTGAGCTTCTAGTTCGCCACCACCACCTCCGGTGTTTCCTGAGAAGCCTTGCTCACCCGGTACCGGTGCACCACCTGTTCCTATGTTACCAGCAGGAGCGCCGCCAGTAGGTGCAGCAGGGGCAGCACTAGGGTCAGCCGGAGGAGGAGCCGGAGGGGGATTCTGTTCTTGGAACTTCTTAAGTACCTCTGCCTGCACAGCAGCTTCACTAATGGAGTTAGCTACTTTATCAGGGTCAAGGTCCATTGACTCAGCAATCTCACGAATGATGTAGTCCATCTTAGCAAATGGAGCAAGTGCTGGGTTCTGCACGACACCCAAGAACTGCATTAGGCGCTGGCTACGTACTTCGTTAGCCATCAGTGAGGATGTACCACGGGCCTTAACATCTAGGTCTCCCTTGATCTCTGGGTCGTAATCGAACTGCATGTTAAAGGAGAAGAAGGCTTTACCGATTGGCCCAAGGAGATAATCATCAACGTTCTTGATAACAGTTCTAACAGAGCCGTTAGCAGCAGACATAAGCATGGAGATGCCACTAGCAGTACGACCAACACCGGATACACCAGTTTGCCCATGAGAGAAGCTAGGTAGACCCGTTGATTCATCAGCTAACTGACGAGACTTATCAAACATCTGCATGTTCTCATTAGATACGTTAGGGAACTTGGTCCCAAAGATACCTTGGCCGGGTGCACCTCCTTGACGACGGAAGACCTTACCGGGGTACACACTTAAGTCTTGACCCGGTACTAGGTTAGTTTCATCAACTTCAATGAGAAGGTTACCGGACAGTGCAGCGTTATCTACAGCCATACGCATGAAACCGTTCATGAGTGTTTGTGTATCGTCCATATTCTCAGCAAGACCTACACCAAAGAAGGAGTAAGGGTTTACTTCGTAAGGGACTGCATAGTATGGGATGATCTGTGGGCTGAAGGGGTTCATTACTAAACGAAGGACTTGATCATTACATACCCAGATATTAACATTGAGTTGATCAGCCTTCTTAAGCTCATTAGGTATAGTTACATCATGGTCTTCTAGGATATCACGATCTACAAATCCCCAGAACTCTAGTACCTCAAAGCGTTCAGTAGAAGTGTCACCACTATCGTCCTCCATTGCTTGCTCCCACCACTCCTTCGTGTATGACTCACCCTGAGTAAGGGCCATATCGATAGCATTACTACGGAAGAAGGGACGACGCTTAAGAGAACGAAGTTGTGAACGTGACATCTTGTGCCGTTCAACAACAAACTCAGCTTCATCCATGTTATTAGCGTCTGGATCAGGGTAGAAGTTCCATATAGAAACTGCATCACATGCTGGAGTGGTTTTAATACGAGGTTTGTAGTTACCTTCGTCATCCCAGTGCGGATACTCTTTATCTATTGCAAACGGGCCTTTCATGATGCCTGTTCCAAACAAAGCACATTCAAATGCTGCTGTACGTAGCTTCTTAGAGGCGTTAGACTCCTCCAGCTGGTCATGTATCTTCTTTTCCATCTTCTTAGCTGCAATCATAGCAGGATGGAAGGTAACTTCAGTAGCTGTACGGCCTTCACCTTCTTTTAGGAGCTCAGATACGGGCTCTAGTTTGGGCTTAAGGCCACCTAAGCGCTCTTGAAGGTCTATAAGTGTCTCACCGGGGCGTAGTTTAGCGTCTTCTGGGCTAATCTCTGGGGCTGACTCACCTTTAGCAGCCTGCATGTCGGGATTAGACTCGAAATGTACTGATTCTGCAATGCCTTCGGGTAATGTAGTAGGGTCAATAGAGATAGGAAACTTATTATTACCGAAAAGAACCTCTACAATCTGCCCGTATCCAGCTAATACCTTAGTTTTAGTTACTTTAACAAAGATACGAGACTTCTCTGTGTTAGTAAACGCTACATCAGGTCCATATAAACCACGATAGTTACGATAAGCACGTACCCACCGTTGTTCATCCGTATTACGAGCTGTCTCAGCCTTGCTAAACCTCGCCTTTACGAAAGAAACAACTGAACCTACTGGGGAGTCCGCAGTCTCACCCTCGGCCATGTCTTCAACAAAGGAAGAATCAACCTCTTCCATATTCCGATCAATCTCAGTGCTGTCTGTTTCAAACTTGTCCATGTGTATTCCTTGTAAGTTTTAGTAACCAAAAACAGAGTCAGAGGCTTGGAAGCCTGATCTTTGTAAGGTAGGGTCGTAGTCAAACAAACTACTTCGAGGTCTTGTCATTAGTCCGTACCGCAGTGCATCATACCCATGGTCGATAGGGCTTTTAGTATCTACATCTTCTAGGTTGTTCTTGTCTAGGGGTAGGGATGGTAATTCAGAGACTAAGTTGCGACAAGTATTAAAGAAGACTATCCTTGGTTCACCTGTAAACTCGTCTACCTGTAACCTACGGTGTATCTCGTTCTTACCTGCCATACGTGAACCCCTTGATCGGTCTGAGGGACGCCACCTGCAACCCTTTAGGATCATCTGCTCAGCTAGTGATGGGCCTGTGTCTCCTCGGTTGTGCCAGAGAGAGCTATCGAGGACACCGTAGCGTATCTTCTCACCTCTTTCTGCTTCTAAGATCCTATCAGCTAAGTCAGAAGCTGTAACCTTGCTGCAGTACAACTCCCGGTAGATGACGATCTGCTCGGAAGGGGCTACAGCAAACCAGAGAACTGCTGTCATTGAACCGTAACCGTAGTCGCAGGCTCTAAACTTAGCCCAGTCATGTGGTATAGTAAAGGGTTCAACTACGTGGTGCTTAGGGTTGAACTCTGTAAAGGCTGCACCCTCTGAGACACTCCAGTCACCGTCTAGTAACTGACGTCGCTGATGCTCAGGCATTGAGAGCAGGTTGGCTTCGTACATACCATCTTCCGATAGGTACGGGTTATTGAATAGATTGGCTGGGATAAACCTACGTTTAAATAGAGGCTCCCCTTCCCTAGTATGACCTTTGGGCCATTGTATTACATCACCATGTTCGTTTGTAGCACTGAAGCTAGTGTTAGCCGGGGCTGGGTCAATAAACATAGACTTAACCCAGTGATGGCCAGGACCCCCGGGGTTAGTTGTAGCTCTCATGTAGAGAGGTAAATTAGAAGCACTAGTAGAACGTAGCCGAGACCTCATGTAGTTCCAAGCGAAAGGAGTAGGCCACTGAGTAAGTTCGTCAAGTCCAATCCAGTTAAAGGCCTGTCCTTGGTAGCGCATAACATCGTCATCACGGTCTAGGTATGACATCCAGAGTGTAGCACCGCTAGGAGCCACCCACGTCTTGTCTCGTTCCATGAACTTAATACCGGGGATAGCACGAGGGTATAACTGCTTCGACACTGAGATGAGCTCTCGTAGCTCCTCTGTGGATCGACGGACTAAGAGGCCACGGGACTGACCATTGTTAAAGTAACGAACTGGGTCAGCTACCATCGCGTATGACTTACCACCACCGGCTGCACCACCGTAAAGAACCTCTTGTTCACTGGAGGCTAGGAAGTCTTCCTGTGGGCCGGGGTTAGCTGCAAAGATAATGTCCTGTGCAGACTGTACATCAATATCGTCTGGCTTAGCTCTCGCTGGTGATGTCATCTTCGGAGTCGATACTTCTTGTACCTCTACCACCGAGTCTACCTTTGTCGAGGACTTCCGCTTTCTCCGAGGCTTCTTTATAGCGCCGGGCATATCCTCTATGGGCATCGGCTGCGCCTCGTCTGGATTCTTCGATATTGACACGTTTGTATAATCCTACATGTGAGATATAACGACCAGATTGCTCGGACAACCACCTTGCTACAATACGAACACTATACTCAGACATATACTTCTTTGCCTTTTCTAGTAGTTCTAATTCAGAAGGAATAGGTTGGAGTATATCTTTATCGTCTGGATCTTGTTCATAGCCGAAAGGAACATGCCTTCCAACACGTACAAGAGGGTACCACTCCCCTTCGAGACCTTTCTTTGGAATGTACCAAGACTGGCCTTCTTTACGATACTTGAAGCTAGGAGCTTGTTTACGAGCCATTAATATACCACACACACATTAGTTTGTCAAGGGTTAACTGAATCACCACTTAATCTTATCAGCCCAGTAGGCCGCTGACATCTTACCCTTAGCAATGTTCTTGCCATGACGAGCTTTAAAGGATGCTCTCTTCTTCTTCATCTTATCAGACTCACCTGCCTTAGGTTTACCTGCAGTTGATGCACCTTTTTCACCAAACTTAATATACTTATACGTACCTGCCTCAGATGCCATAACATGATGGGACTTACCGCTATCATCATTTAACCTTTGTGGTTTGTTGACAGCTTTAAGGCCAGCATCTGCCATCTTAGTCTTAACTCGTTCAGGTATAGCCATTAGGTTTCCTTCTTTGCAGGTAAGATAAACAGTGGTTCCTTAGAAGATACTTCAATCTTCTCAGTCTTAGTGAAGCCAGCACGATCCATAAGGTCCTTAGCAGCTGCCATCTTCTCTTTAGCACCTAGCATGTCGGTATCACCCATAATCTTAAACATGGTGAATGCAGCCTTAGTAGAACTCTGGGCAATGAACTTACGGGTAAGGCTATAGATCTCTTCCTCCAAAGAAGAAGTGATTACAGATGTTGGAACGTTCTTAGAGTACCCAGCTAGTTTCTTAGCTTGTAAAGGGTCACCTTGAGCTTCTTCAAAGAGAACAGCAAGGAATAGTTCTTGTTTATCTGTTAGGGTGCGTTTAGTCATTATATAGTCCTTACTGGGTTGTAGGTATGTTTACCTGACACAGACACATCAAAGGTACCCCCTCCTTTATACACTACAATCTTATCACCTGAATGAAGGTATAGGCGGTCACTGTTCAGTACATGGTATGTATCATTACCTGCTACAGAGTGATTACGGACTAGGTAATGGTATTGAGCAGTGTCTGCATGGTAGACCAGAACATTAATACGATTTACAGCAGCACCATTAGTACATACTAATAGAGTAGTCTCAGAATCAAAGTTAGCTGGAACAGTGTAGACTACGTCAGCATCTGCACCTGTTGTTGTTGAGGAAACCACCTTTGATTCAAAGAATGCTGTATACGGTCGTTCCATTAGTACTTCTTCCCCTGTGTAGGTGGATTAGAAGCACCTAGCTTGCCGTACTTCTTAGCATTAACTTTACGGGAGAAACTACGATTAACTGACTTAGGTTTAACGCTTAGGTTCTTAAGGGAGTTGTCGTTAGGGTTACGGTTCTTATGATCTACATCTTTACCATCAAACTTCTTGACTAGGCCACCCTTTTCCATCTTACGTCTAGCACGTTTACGTGAAGCGTTCTTAGCCAGCTCCACAGGGGTAGACTGAAGCTCACGTTCACGTTTATAGTCTCTCTTATAATTAGGACCTGAGGGCATTACTTACTCCTGCTCTTAGCTGTTTTAGATGCTATCTTCTTAGGCTGCTTACTAAACTGTTTACCAGCCTTAGTGTCTTTCTGTTTCTTAGCTGTAGTAGCCTTGTACTCTTTGGCAGAGAGAGCGTCTCGTGCCTTCTTAGGTAGGTACCGTTCACCAGTTGCCTTCTTACCCTGAGTAGACGGATTACCTGACTTGGTACCCCAGTTTTCTTTAGTCCAGTTACTAAGACTCTTTTGACTTCTTGCTAACTTTGACATTACTCTTAACCTTTGCAGTTTTGCTTAAGTCTTTATAGTGAACTAGTTTCTTAGCCGCCTTAGACATCTTGGTCCCAGTCATAAGAGTACCGTCTGGGTGCTTGTGAGTCTTACCTTTAAAGTGGGTACCATCCATCAGGAAGTGTTTAACGCCCTTCATTACTTATATCCTCCTTTGTTCTTTTCTATATAATCTGGCACTTCTTGCAGGTCTTAGTCACTTGTAAGAACCACCTTTAGCTTTATATTGTTTGGCTACCATCTGGGCCTTACGGGCAGACCACTGACCCGGCTTACCGCCGCTACTGCTAGATTTAACCTTCGCCACAAGATTCTTTCGCATAGATGGCTTGGTGTAATTGTTTGCAGCGTTCACTGTGCTCTTCTTCTTAGCAGCCATACCCTTACTGCTTCTTCTTCTGGAGGGACTCTATAGCTCCACCACCAAAGTAGAAGAAGATGATAGCAAGCATAATCTCACCAATGTAGAAGTCCCCAAGGACTACCTTAACACCTTCAATGTTACCTTGACCAGCTAGGGTCATACCTAGTGTAATTGCAAAGGTCGAAAGGAAAGTAGTGGAGAACATCAACGCTAAGTACCTTTGAGCTATCTTAAAGGGAGCATAGGCTGACAATAAGTCTACCTTAGACTGCGTCTTAGCTACAATCTCTTCTTCAGTAGATGTATGCATATTATCAATAAGGTCTAAGCCTTGCTTAATAACGTCACCACTACCTAGTATCTTACTTAGTATCTTAAACATCACTTATATTACCTCCAGAGTTTCGGCTAAGAAATACAGTAGCATCACTGACCCAGCAGCTTGTGTTATTATAATACTCTTGTCACGCCACAGGAAGCCCACTATAAGCCATCCGAATACTCCTGCAAGGTTTAGAGCTTGGTCAAGAGCGCGGTAGTCCCCTGCGACATCTAAAGCTCTTACAGAGAGTCCGGTAAGGAGTATAATAGAGGAAACCCACTTTACATACCAAGATAAGTCTTTGTCTTGATCATCCACATTACTTCCCCTAGTCAGCTCTAAAGCTAGTCAGCACTAAAGCTAGTCAGCCTTAAGGCTGGCCTTCTTTTGCATCTCGTACAAGTTGATTTCGCTCTCTAGGTGCTTTATCTTTTCAT